CAAGGCGTCGAAGCGGCGGCCGGTGTCGATACGGTGAGGATGGCATGACAGACGCGGCCTTTGTATTTTGGAGCGGCGTGTCCTGCGGCACCCTGTTCTGCGTCGCGGCGGGCGCGCTGATCGTGCTGGCCATCGACCGCAAGCTGAGCGAGCGGGTCGCGGACATCGAAAAGCGGCAGGGGGAGCTGATGAAGAAACTGGAGGCGAAGAAATGAAGATCGGACTTGGCGAGGTGATGCGCGAATACGACCGGGGCTTCGTGGCCGGTTAGAGCGCGGGGTTTATGGCCGGGCTGTTCGTCGGCGGTGCCGCTGTCGGCTTCGTGGCGTTTATCGGGCTGGCCGTTCTGCGGCTGCTGTAATGTGAAACAAAGCCCGGCGGTTCAGGCCGGGCAGCGCGGGACATACACCGCGCCGGTAGGTATTTTAACGGAGACATACATGACAAACAATTCAGGCCCTTCCCGATTCTTCGTGCCCGCCATCATGGTTGGCATCATGCTGGTGACGGCGCCGGCTACCATCGCTTTCGCGCAGCGCATCTTCCCGGAGAACCTGTTGCGCCAGCTGACGCTGGTCACACTGACCGAGGTCGCGTTTATCCTGTGGCACGCCGCCGCCCTATTCGCGGCGCGCGGTGACCGGCAACATGCCGTAGCGCAGTCGATGACCTGGGTGTCACTGTTCGGCGCGACGGCAATGGCGGTGTCAGAGATTGCGTTCGAGTATGCCGACGCGCAGATCATGGACAGGCTGGACTGGCTCGGGCCGGTGTCGCTGCTGGTGTTGGGCGTGCTGTTCATCAGCCACCTCGCCGCCGTGGTGATGTTCCAGCAGTGGGCGCCGCAGAACGTCAAGCGGCGCTCGGAGGACCGCGCCACCGCCGCCATTGAGCAGGCCGTGGCTGAGCAGCTGGAGACCGCCGCGCCGAAGATCGCGGCCCAGATTGCGGCTGAGCGGGTCCGGGCGCAGATCGAGCTGATGCGCGCTCAGCACTCTATCGCCGCGAGTGCCGATGACAACGCGACGCGGGTGCTGCGCAAGGCGCTGCCCGAGTTGCCTCCTGTCGTTATGGCAAAAGATGCCGACGCGGAGGGCGGCCCCGCGTCCCCTTTGGCGTCGGGGGCGGCGTCGAAAAGCGACCCGTCCTAGAATCGACGGAAACGAGCCTAGGCGGGGCGTTTGAGGATGGGCCGCTGTCTGCGGTCGTAAGTGCCCAGAATGAGGCTTGTGACGCGTCACAAATCGGGCACGTGGATATGCTGGAGCCTGAACCGGAAGCGCCGGAAGACGATTTAGGCCTACTCGGCGGCGATTCGGCTGACGCGTGGCGTTGGCGGTCAGTAGGCGGTCACAGATTCGCCCGCATGTCCGGTTCGGGCGGTCAACGTAAAATCCTCAAAGTTGTGACCGAAACCGGGGAGAATTTGACATACGTAAAGCTGGAAGATTTGAGCCATGAGCGACAGCAGCAATACCATCAAGAGCGTGACGAACAAGGCCAGCGCCGCGCCGCGCTCGGTCGCGGCTGGAAGACCGGTTGAACGCGGCGGCGGGGCGGTCACGTGGGCCGACCTGACCACCGACGCAATCCTGGCTCATCTGCGGAGCGTGCTGCGCGGGTTGCGCGCCAAAGGCGTGCCGGTGCAGCTGGTGCAGACTGACAGCGGCGTGACCATCACGATCACGCTGGCGTCTTTGGCTAAGCCGGTGGCCGTGCCCGTGGAGGTGAAGCCGTGAACCTGACGCCTGAGCAGAAAGACCGGATACATGAGCGGATGCGGGCGTGGGAGAAAGTCAACGGCGTGCATCCGGTTGACTCGCCCTGGTTCGGCCTGAACGGTCTTTGCGGTGGCGTCACAATCGACGGCTGCTGCACACTGGAATGGCTGCGCGAGCTGGTGCGGCTGATCGACGCGGAACTGGCCGCGCCATCAGCGGCGGAACAGGGGTGAGGCATGAGCATGCTAGTTAAGTTGCGTCAATGCGCCGATGCGCGATTGCGGGAGTTTGTGACCGCTGACCTGTTTGTGGTTGCCGCCTCGGATCGTGCTGCGCTAATTGCGGAGATTGAGCCGCTGGCAATGTTTACCGCAGGCAAAAGGCCGGAAGACCGGATATACGGCAAGCCGGTCGTATTTCGTAGGTGGGTCGATGCGGGTGAGCCGCAGACGTTGACGTGGCGGGAGTTTGACGCGCGCGAAATGGCGCAAATGAAACAGGGGTGAGGCATGGAGCTGATAATGCCGCCGTCCGTGCAGCTGGCAACTGACGCACTGGAGTTGTTCAGCAAGTCGCGCATCACCGTGCCGGACGCCTTGCCGCTGGTGCGGCGCTACTACGCGCTGCCCGGCAACGGGTCGGGCGGGGCGCTGCACATCGTGCTTGACGAGTGCAACGTAGAGGACGGCAACATTGACTGGTGCATGAAGCGGGCTGAGGCTAACAGAGACCACGCCGGGCAGGCGCTGGCGCTGGTGCTGCGCCGGATGAGCAAGACGCAGCGGCGCAAACTAGCCGGGGCGCGCAAGGGGTGAGGTATGAGCGACAAACAATTGGCAATCCTGATCGACAACATGGCGAAGGCGCTTAGTGCACGGTTGCAGGCGCTGGAAGCGGAGCATCCCGAGCTTAAGCGCGAAAGGCCAGCAGATGCGCTTGAAAAGTGGGGCGCGGGTGTGCGGGGTGAGGATGTGCCCGAAACGGTCAAGGTGCAATCGCCCGAGCTGGCCGCGCTGTGGCAGCTGGTTAAGGACTGGCAGGACGACGCAGGCAGTCTGCGCGGCGACGAGTGAACATTGCAAAAACTCATACATTAGGCTGATGAAATAGAACAAAGGTTCTACTACCATTGGCCTAGGGGAAGGGCGCGGATACACGGCGCAGACTCATCGGAGCACATCGCAGCGCGCAGGGGTTTCATCGCAACACATCGGCACGCGCCCGACCTCGCTTGATGCAATCGACTACTTCTGAGCGTTCATCGCTTACTCCTCCTTCCAAGACGGCGCGGCCACAGGGTCGCGCCGTCGCGGTTTTCCGCTCTGCATGACTTCTAAATACGCCCGCTCGCCTATCGTCGTGGTGCCTATCGGCGATCTACACGTCGGCTCATCCGTCGCCATCTGCCACCCGGACGGCATCGTGCTGGAGGATGGCGGGCGCTACGAGCCGAACGCCGCGCAGGTGTGGTTGTGGCAGCGTTACAACGCGATCCTGGACCGCGTGCGGGAGCTGCGCAAGCGCCGCGTACATGTGGTGACCGTGTTCATGGGCGAGTTTGTAGACGGGCGGCACCATGAGACAACGCAGCTGGCGTCACAGGCACCGGAGATACAAGCCGCCGCCGCCATCGACGTATTCCAGCCGCTTGCGAACCTGTCGCATGAGCTGTTCGTGATGCGCGGGACGGAAGCGCACAGCGGCCACGGCGCGGCGTCGGACTACGCCATTGGTCGGGAGCTAGGCGCGACGCGCGACCCGCACACGCGCCAGGCGGCGCACTACAAGCTGAGGCTGGACGTGGGCGGCGTGGTGTTTGACGTGGCGCACCATGTCGGCGGCGGCGGTGATGACGTGCGGCTCTACGGCAACGCCATCAAGCGCGAAACGGCGGCGATGCTGTTTGAGCAACCTGATATAAACATTGTGCTGCGCGGTCATGTCCATCGCTACGCCGACACAGGCGAGACGTTCGGGCTGGCGCGCTGGGGGATGGTCGTACCGGCATGGCAACTAAAGACCGCATTCACACATCGCGTAACAAGGCGCGAATCATTCACGGTGGGGACGAACCTGATTCATATCGAGGCGGGCGCGTGGTCACGCGAGCGGCTGATGTGGGACGTGCCGCAAGCGCCGGTGATACAGGCGAAGGTGAATTCCACCTTGCGATCCTTGACGCCATCGTTGAGCGCTACGCGCCGCGTGGCCCGGAAGGCGAAGAGTTCACAGTAGAGATGCTGCGGGCGCGCAGCAGCAAGCCGCTCACCCGCACGCAGGCGCGCATCATCATCGAAAAGGCCGTGAGGGCTGGTGACATCGTGCTTGTCCGCACGCTGTCGAACAAGACACGCATTTACAGGAAGGCAGACAATGCAGAACATCGCAAGCCCATCCGCCGCGCAGTGGTCTAATGCCGCACTGGCTGGCACCAAGTGGTCGGACGTGCCGGAAGAGCACCGGGGCCGCTGGTCGCTGGTGATGCTACGAGCGGCGCTGCATCAGGCGGCACGCATCGCGGACGTGCAGCGGACGCCGACTGCGGCGGCGATTGCGCGGGCGCTGCGCGCGGCGGGTGATGCGCTGGTGGAGGCGTGATGACGCAAAACGAGCGCACCCTGATTCGTTTGCGGCATCGGTTTTTGTTGCGCGCCATGTTGTTTGGGCGGTGGCACTACATAGTCTGGCATCATTCGCATTGGGGACCATATGTCAACATTGCTATTGACAGATACGCAAGCGAGCACGCGCGCGCCAATGCCAGGCGTGGCGTTTACCGCGTTGAATTGGCGGCGAGCGAATACCATCGCAACTAACCACGCCGTATAATAGGGCGCACAACTCAAAACGGTCTCTGTAACAGGCGGCTACCTCAACAGGTAGCCGCCTTCGTCGTTTTCCGCTGGAGGCAAAACATGAATCTGATTGACGTGCTCGTGTGGTTGGGTGGCGCTGGCGTCGCCGCCGTTTCCGCGTTCGTTCTGGAGCGGCTTGGCTCGTTTCAGGAGCTGAGCGGCAACGGGAAGCTGATTGTGGCTGTATCCGTGGCCGTGGTGCTCGGTGGTCTGGCGACGGCCGCGAAAGCGTCCTTCACTGCGAACCCTGACACGCTGGTCGCGGTTGAGCCTTATGCGCAGATTGTGCTGTCGGGCGTGATGATCGTCGTGCAGCAGCTGGTGCACGGCGGAACCAAACAGGCGTCGGCGAATGGCTGACATGCTGAGGCCCGCACATAGAAGGGACTACGTGCGGGCCTCAGCAGTTTCTAGTGTAGCAGTGAGGGGGACTCAGTGCAACACGATTGCAGTAGTCCCGAGGGCTGCACATGGACGCAACAACAATCGCTCTTGTTAAAGAGCTGGGGTGGCAGGTGGCACTTGCCGTAGGCATTCTGATTTTTGTCAGCAAGCAGGTCTGGCCGTGGCTGGTTACTCGCTTAGACAAAAACGCGGACTTTCAGCAAGAAATCACGCGCGAGGGGATGGCTACGCAAAAGTCACTTGCATCGTCATACCAGCAGATGGCTACGGCATTTGCGCAACTTACCGACTGGATGCGCCGCAACGAAACGATGCTGGGCGACATTCACAGTCGCGTCGTGGCCGCCGCTGACAACGAAGAGACAACGGACTAACTATGACTACCGAAACTGGATACGTATCGTTTGATAACCCAAGTGAGGCTGGAACTATTCGCTTGTCTGGCGAATCGTTTAACAGCTTGACCGCTAGTAATAGCTGGATCACAACCGCGCCAAATACATCCACGCTCTACTACACATGGCCGCAATCTGAAACGCGCCTGTGCGCTGATGACCGTGCGCTGTTGGAGCGTATTGCCGTTGCCGTTGAAAAGCTGGCGGGCATTGAGTCCAAGAAAGATGACAGCGCCGAACTTGAAGCGCTTGCGGACAAGCTGTCAGACATCGCCGAACGGTTGAAGAAATGACCGTAGTGCCATACGTCAGCCAGCTAGACAACGCGCCACGCGGTAACGATTGCGGCCCGGCCTGCGTCGCCATGATGGCGGGCGTGGTGCATCCGGACGTTGCAACGGCGCAGACGGTCACCGAGCTGTCCACGCAATATGACCGGCCGCAGGACGGCACGACGCCGCGTGACGTGGTGGCTATGGCGGCGGCGCTCGGTGTTGAGCTGGAGGTAACACAGGCGGCGCGGTATCCGTGTGTGGCGCTGGTGGACTACCGGTTGCTCCCGGTGCGCTGGCAGACGGGCGGGGATTTTGCGCACTGGATTGTGCGGCTGTCCGACACGGTATATCACGACCCGCTTGGACGTGGCACCTGGGGCGCTAACCGGGTGGCGACGAAAGAGCAACTGGACGCGGCCGAACTGGCCGCACGGCGCTGGATTGCATCGGTGCCCGTGCCGGTGCGTGTGGCATTCAAGGCAGACAACAACGACGATATGGCAACACAACCACAAACCAAAGGCAAGGCGCGCATTAAGTCCGGACCGTGGCGCGTCCGCAGTGCAGCCAACAACGGCAGCGCATCCGTGACCGGCGCGGCATTCGCAACCGGGCAAGAGTTCGACGTGCTTAGCGTCGTGACCGGCGCGGGCTACGCGTGGGGCGTGGTGAGCATGAGCGCGGGCGGTGCTGCGCTGAAGACGGCTGACGCGAAGGCCGATTTCGTCGGCTACGTGCGCCGCGATGGGTGGGAGTGGGTGACCACGACCACGCCGCCGGTGGTGGTTGTGCCGCCTGTAAACGCGACGGCTGGCGATTTTGTGCTGGGCATCAACGCGCTACAGAACACGGCGCTTCTGTTTGAGGAGTTCACGCGCGGCTGCAAATACGGCATGGTGATGAACGACTTCCAGGGCGCGGCAAATCTCAAGACCGCGTTCCCAGACCGGACGGTCATCGCGCGGCGCTACTTCCCGCAACAGTTCTTCATGACGGACAAGCAACTGATTGACGGGCTTGACGGCATGACCGCCCAGATGACGTACATGGGATACAACGAGGCCGACCAGGGCGGGCAGGATGGGGCGGCGCTGCGTGAGCGTTTGGCGCAGGACGTGCGGCTTGCTGAGCACATGAAGCGCATCCACGGCGCAAACTACCGGCCAGACAAAGCCTTCTACATCGGCGGAACGTTCAGCATGGGCACGCCTGAATGGTTCAACGAACCGCAGGCAACAGAAAACGCCCGCATTGTGCGTGAGGTGTTCGCACCGGCATACAACGCCGGGTTGATCGGCCTTGACCTGCATCTGTATATCCAGAATCCGGCGCAGATCGACAAGCCCAACGAGTGGCGGTATTTCTCGCGCCGGTGGGAATCGTGGTTTGAGCGCGCCGGGCTTGACCCGAACGTGCGCAACGTGCATTGCACGGAGACGGGGCTAGACCAAGGAGGCATTGGCGGCTTCCCGGCGCACGGTTCAACGCTTGAGTACTTCCGTGACTGGTGCCGCAAATACATCGCGCTGCAGCGCGCGCCGCTGGTCGTTGGCGGCAAGTCGTATCGCTCGCCCATTCGTGGCGGCGCAATCTTCCAGCTGGGCGGCAACGGCGACCCACGCTGGCAGGGCTACAACATCGCAAGTTACTTGCCTGTGCTGCGTGAGTTTTACGCGGCGTAGGAGATAGACACAGCAACACACAGGAGCACTACATCATGGCAATCCAATTCTCAGCAGCCGTCCGCAATGCGCGCCTTGACGCGATTGAGACAACCATCAGCACCAGCGCGGTGCTGAAAATTCGCACCGGCGCGGCCCCGGCCAACGTGGCGACGGCCGACAGCGGCACCGTGCTTGCTACGCTCACCCTGCCGTCTGACTGGATGGCGGCGGCGTCGGGCGGCTCAAAGGCGAAGTCGGGCACGTGGCAGGACTCCAGCGCGGACGCGACCGGCACCGCCGCGCACTTCCGCGTGTATGCCTCGGACGGCACCACGGCCCACATTCAGGGCACCGTCACTATCACGGGCGGCGGCGGCGATATGACTGTGGACAACACGTCATTCGCGTCGGGCCAGAACTTCACCGTGACCGGCTTCACCCTGACTGACGGCAATGCCTAATGGCGACGCTTAACCTGCAAGTTGCGGCCAGCGGCGGCGATTCGGACATGGGGTCAATCGCCAACGACGTTGGCCGCAGCGTGACCAGTTCCGGCATCATCTCTCTGACCCGCACGATCCTGTCGCCGGGTTCGCATTCAAACAACGACGAATGGACTATCGCGGCGCGCTTTACCGGCGTGACGATTCCGCAGGGGTCTACGATCAACAGCGCCGCATTTCAGATGCGCGCCAATGCCACGTATAGCGCAAGCCCCAGCGTAATCCGGCTGTATGTGTCGGCGCAGGCGTCGGACAACGCTGGGGCGCTCAGTTCGTCAAGTGGAGACCTGAACACGACGGCGCGCCCCAGGTCAACCGCATCTGCTACGGTCGTGCAAACCAGCATCACGGGCGGGGTATGGACAAGCGTGACCATCACGTCTGTGATTCAGGAGATTGTCAACCGCGCCGGGTGGTCGAGCGGCAACGCCATCGTTATTTTGGTTGACACGCACGAAGACACAACGGTCGGAGAGTGGCAGGACTATGACGCTTACGACGGCTCAGCGGCTGGTGCGCCAAAGCTTGACATTGACTACGGCGGCGCTTCAACGGCGCTCGTAGACATGATCGACTCAAGCGGCGTCATTCCGTTTGCGAGGTAACACATGGCAGACACAGTAGCAATTACCGCAGGCAGCGGCACCAGCATCGCCACGGATGACGTAGCGGGCGTGCACTACCAGCGCATCAAATTAACTGACGGCGCGGCGGATGCGGCGACAAATCATCTGAGCATTTCAAGCCAAAGCGCGGCGCTCACGGCTGGAGATGTCGCGCACGATGGAGCCGACGCAGGCAACCCGAACAAGATCGGCGCGAAAGCCATTGCGCACGGCACAAATCCCACTGCGGTCGCGGCGGCCGACAGGACTGACCTGTATGCCAACCGCGCGGGCGTTTTGTTTGTCGTGGGTGGACACCCCAACGTCGTCACGCTTGAGGCGGAATACACCGCCGCCCAGACCAACACAGCAATCGTGACTGTTTCTGGTGGCACAAAGATTGTCGTGACGCAGGTCATGGCGGTCTGTGACAAGGCCAACACGGTTGATGTTGGCGTGCGCATCGGCTTCGCGGCGGCCACGACGCCGACCACGACCGGCGTCGTGTTGACGCATCCCGGCATTGCGGCCGGTTCCGGCGTGTCGCGTGGTGATGGGTCGGGCATCCTGGGTGTTGGTGCCGATGGCGAAGACCTGCGCATCACATCGGAAGCCCCGACGACCGGCGCGCTGCGCGTGCTCGTGAGCTATTACACCATCGAGAGCTAGAAATGCTGTTGCTGCTGTTGCAGTCCGCTGCGTCAGGCAGTATCAACGGCGAGCTTGCCGCTACGCTGGGCGCAGCCACGCTTAGCGCAACCGGCACGCTAGACATAGCTGGCACGGCGTCCGTAACGCTGGACGCTGCAACGCTGTCGGCGACTGGCACCGTCGATATTTCAGGCGCGACCAGCGCCACGCTCGCAGATGCAACGCTGAGCGCCACAGGGGCGCTCGACATTCAGGGCGCGACCAGCGCGACACTGGCCGACGCCACACTGTCATCTGCGGCCACGCTGGACATCGCGGGCGCCGCATCGACCACGCTGGACGCCGCGACCCTGAGTGCGACCGGGACGGTAGACCTGACCGGCACGCTGTCGGCCACGCTGGAAGATGCCACGCTTTCGGCGACCGGCACGCTGGACATTGTTGGCACCGAGTCGAGCACGCTTGATGACGCGACGCTTGCGGCTACCGGCACGCTCGATATCGTCGGGACGCTGGACGCCACGCTTGACGACGTGACCCTGAGCGCGGAAGGCACGCTTGGCAACGCGCCGATTGAGGGCGCGCTAGACGTAACGCTAGACGCCGCAACGCTCAGCGCTACGGGCACGGTCGATATTGTCGGCACGGCATCGGTCACGCTTGACGCTGCGATGCTGAGCAGCGCGGCTACGCTTGACATTCAGGGAACGCTCGGCGCGACGCTGGCGGACGCGACTGTTTCGGCTACGGGCACGGTTGACCTTGCGGGCACGCTGTCCACGACCCTGGCCGATGTCACTCTGGCCGCGACCGGCACGCTGGACATCGTCGGCACGCTCTCGCAGACGCTGGACGACGCCACGCTGAGCGCCACAGCGACGATCCAGGGCGATGGCAGCGGGTTGGTAGACGTAACGCTTGACGCGGTCACGCTGTCAGCTACAGGCGCGCTTGATATCGCGGGCGTGCTAACGGCGACGCTGGCGGATGTTACGACCGGCGCGACGGGCACGGTAGACATTCAGGCCACGACGGGCGGGCAGCTGGGCGACGTGACGCTGATCGCTACCGGCACGGTGTCGCTGTTCGGCGTGACGGCCGTCGTGCTGGAAGACGCGACCGTGACAGCGACGGGCGCGGTGGACATCAGCGCGGCGCTATCGGTAACGCTTGACGACGCGACGCTGGTCGCAACTGGCGCGTCAGATGACCGGCCGGTTGCCATCCACTCGTTTCTCGCACGCGGGCGGCATACATACAACACGCGCGACGGGCTGCACACATACGCAGGCCGGGGCGTGCATCATTATCAGGAGCGCAAGACATGAGCGACAGGGACTATGTGAGCATCGAATCGCCTGAAGAGGTGCTGTCGGTGGAAGAGCGGCGGCTTGCGTTTGACGTTCCGACCGGCGACGGCACGCCCTCATCCGGCACGGTGACAGCGGTCAAGGTGTCGGACAGCCGTCGCGTCACCGACACAATCTTTAGTGGTGGCACTACCTGCACTGTGAGCGGGCAGTGCGTGACGATGCCGATGGCGGCGGACTGGACGGCAAGCGAGAGCTACCGACTGGACGCGCTGGTGGTGTTCTCGAACAGCGAAAAGCGGGTGTATCGGATAGAGGTGAACTGTGTCGGATGAGACACGGGACGATTTGGGCATGATTTCCACGGCCGCCATCGGCATGGCGCTGTGGGTGTGGATGGTTGTGACGCGGCTGGAAGCGATGTATTTGCCATGAGTGACACGATTGACGCAGTGGCGTTTGACGCGACGGTCTACAAGGTGCAGACGCTGGTTGATGGCGGATTGCGCGTGACGTTCGACCTGCCGGAGACGGCAATCCCGCAGGTGTCGCGGCTGATGGAGTTCAAGCGCACCGAGCAGCCGCTGAGGGTTGCGTGCGCAGCGAGTGAAGACGATGGGTCGGAAGAAAATTGAGATTGACCTAGACAAGGTGGCAGAGCTTGCAGGCCGGGGGCTGACGCAGGGCGAGATAGCCGCGTGCCTTGGTGTGAGCCTGCGCACAATCGAGGGCCGAAAGGCTCAGGTTGCGGAATTTGCGGAGGCAATAGAAAGGGGCAAGGCGTCCGCTGCGCGTGAGGTGTCAAACAAGCTCTTTGAGCTGTGCAAGCGCGGCAACCTGGGCGCAATCGTTTGGTATGAGAAGACCCGGCGCGGGCTGAGCGACCGCGTAGCGATGGAGATTGACTGGCGCGAGGAAGCCAAAAAGGACGGCGTAAACCCTGATACTCTATCAGCGACGTTTGAGGCAATGGTGCGTCAAGCGATGGAACAGCAACTACAGGAGCAGAACAATGACCGTGGTAGTAGCGACGCTGATGTGTGACCGGAAGCGGCACAGTGAAATGGTGGCCCTGCCTGCAATGTTGCAGCTGCGGGGCGATTGCTCGTTCTACGTGAACTATGAGACGGGCTTGGCGGACGAGCTGTCTCTGTGGGGTCAATCAATGCGCGCATTGCGTGCGTCTGGCTGTCCGCATGATTGGGATGAGTGGGAATGTTTAGGCACTTGGCGCAAGGCCCCCAGATTCGACCAAGACCAAGCCCGCCTAGAGCCTATCTGCATCGCCCGCAACATGGCGCGCTCGTATGCCATCGCAACCGGCGCGACGCACCTGCTGTTCGTGGACGCCGATGTAGTCGTGCAACCGGACGGGCTGGAACGGCTGTTGGCGCTGGACGTGCCGCTGTGTGGCGGCTACGTGCCGGGGCGTGGCGCGCACAAGCACGCCTACTACGTGTTCGGCGAGCGGACGCGGCAAGGCAACCTGATCTACTGCAAGCACGGCACGCTCGGCTACGCGTTAATCCGGCGCGACCTGTTCGAGGTGTTGCCGTTCCGACACGGCCCGCACCCGTCGCCAGCGCATCGCGGGACGTATCTCAGCGAAGACCCGGCATTCGCGGCGGACGCTGAGGTGTATTACGGGGCGGAGTGGGTGATTGACATGAACTGCACGGCTGAGCATGTGGACAACCCGGCTGAGCCGTTGACGCTGGACGCGGCGGCGACAGGGGGGCATTTGTGATGCTTGCGTTTACGGGAGAAAGGGCGGTCCCCTGGGCCGACGGCATGCGCGAGTGGCCGCACGTGCTGCGCGACCACATCAACCGCTACGCGTTCACGCTGCCATACGTGGCGGGCAAGAGCGTGTGTGATGTTGGGTGCGGCACCGGCTACGGCGCGTATCTGATGAGCATGGTGGCGCGTGTGGTGACTGGCTACGACGTGAGCGCTGAAGCTGTGGCCTTTGCGCACATGCACTTTGGCCGGGACGAGGTGTTATGCCGCAGCAACGGCGCTTACTTTCACCAGTCCGACGCGACCGCGTGGGCGATGGACGGCTACGACGTGTATACCTGCTTCGAGGTGCTAGAGCACGTTGACGACCCGCAGACGATCCTGCGCAACATCCCGGCGCAGGCGACGCTGATCTGGTCGGTGCCGGTTGACGATCCGGGGCGGTTCCACAAGCGGGTGTATGCCGACAGGTATGAAGCCGCAGGCGTCGTCCCCAATAGCGAGATTTTCTACCAAAACGATTCAGGCGAGATTGTGCGCGAAGGTGACATGAAAGCCACGCCCAAATACATCATCGGTGTTCGCAAGGGAGCGAAATGAAAGACGAACTAGGCCGTGAGACCGCAGAGCCGCGTGGCTTGCGCACTGTTGACTCGTGTGCGTCGTGTCGGCATTGCTGCAAGATCACGAGCAGATATTGGCCGTGCGATCTACATGATTGGCAGGTGTCTAACACTGAAATATGTGACGACTACGAGAAAAAAGAAGAATGACCACATACGACATCTTCCCGTTCTGCGACGAACTGGACACGCTCGAAATCCGTCTAGCCACGCTTGACCCGGTGGTGGACGTGTTTGTGCTGGTCGAATCGCGCCTGACGCTGGCGCGCAAGGCGAAGCCGCTGCACTATCAGAAGAACGCCAAACGCTACGCGAAGTGGGCGGACAAGATTCGCCATGTCATCGCTGAGCTGCCCGACACTGACGACCGCTGGAAGTGCGAATTCGCCATGCGCGACGCTGGCATGCAGGCGCTGCACGACGCCCAGCCGCACGACTGGATTTGCTTTGGCGACGCGGACGAAATCCCGCACCCGTCGCACATCGCGGCGCGCAAGCCGGGCGCGGTGTGGGCCGCGCCGTTCCGCTACTACTGGAACATGATGACGGATGAGTGGCGACCGAACACGATTTGCATGCCGTTTGAGGAGCTGCAACGGCGCGGCGACATGTCAATGATTCGGCACCACTACCGCTACAACCTGCAAGAGTACCGCAACGGCTGGCACTTCAGCATGATGGGCGACCCGGTGGAGCATTTGAAGACGCGCACGCATGCCGAGTTTGACACACCGGAATGGCACGCGGCGGCGAAGGCGAACAAGGCGCAGCTGAAAGACCCGCTCAGCCGGGGTATCAGCCTGTGGCCGGTCGGGTTGCAGGAGCTGCCAACGTATATCGCTGAGAACCTTGACCGGTTCGGCAGGGGGGTGTTTCGTGCCTGAGTGGATTGCCGCGACCCTGGTCCACAACACGCCGGAGCTTGCCGCGCGGATGCGTGAGCAGCTGCCGGGCGTGCTCGTGATCGACAACGGCTCGCACCCGCCCATCGACGGCGCGGCTATTAGCCTGCCGGTCAATCGCGGCTTTGTTGGTGGCTGGAATGAGGCCATGCGGCGCATCATTGCGGAGCATCCCGATGTGGACTATGTGTGGATGCTGAATAGCGATGTTGAGGGCGTGACGCATGACATGGGCGATTCGTTAATGATGGATTGCGATTTTGATGAGTTTGCCGTTTCTACGCCGGTTTTCAATTCGCCGCACAGCGTGTTTTCGGTCAGGCCAACAAATGAACGCGCTCAAACGCTGCGCTCGGTAAGTTGGGTGGATTGGTGCTGCCCAATGGTCCCGGTTTATGTGTGGGAATCCGTGGGCGAGTTTGACACACGCAGCACCGGTTACTTTGCCGATGTGGATTGGTGCAAACGCGCGCGGGATGCTGGTTACAGATTTTGCGTTAGTGAGCCGCACGAGGTTCACCACATCGGCGGCGCAACCGCCCGCGCCATCGGCCACACGTGGGACGCGGACGACCGATGGTTGTGTGAGAAGTGGGGCGTTAAGAGCTGGACTGAATTGACGTGATGAATAACACCGCCTCTCGCCCGTGGGTCAACCGGATGCAGGCCGCTGCATACCGGGAGGCCCGCGCGCGCGTGGCGGCGATGCGTGCTGAGCCGCGCTACGAGTTCCGGGGGCCGCAACTGTCGATCCAGACGGACACGAGCGCGGAGATTGTGCTGAGCGGTCCGGCTGGCACGGGCAAGTCGCTGGCGTGGCTGGCGAAGTTCCACGCGATGGCGCAGCGCTACCCGCGCAGCCGGTGGCTGTTCGTGCGCAAGACCCGCGCCAGCCTCACTGATTCGGCGCTGGTCACGTTTGAGGAGCGCATCCTGGGCGGGTCTGAGCACCCGCTGGCGGTCAACGCCCAGCGCTACACACGGCACAGCTACCAGTATGCGAACGGCTCCGAGATCGTGCTGGGCGGCATGGACCGGCCGACGCGCCTGTATTCGACCGAGTTTGACGGCGTGTATGTGCAGGAGGCCAACGAGCTGACGCTAGGCGAGTGGGAGTCACTGCTACGCACCCTGCGCAACCGGCGCGTGCCGTTTCAGCAGCTGGTCGGTGACTGCAACCCGGACGCGCCCACGCACTGGCTGTATCAGCGTGCGCAGTCGGGCGGGTGCCTGATGCTGCACACGCGGCACGAGGACAACCCCGCGCTGCACAACGGCACCGATTACACCGAGTTCGGGCGCAGCTACATCGCCACGCTGGACCGCCTGACCGGTGTGCGCTACAAGCGCCTACGGCTGGGCCAGTGGGTGGCGGCTGAGGGCACGGTATACGAGTTCGACCGCGCCGTGCATCTGATTGACAAGTTCACCCCTCCGGCCGACTGGAAGCGCATCCGGGCGATTGACTTTGGCTACACCAACCCGTTCGTGTGCCTGTGGATTGCCGTTGACCCCGACGGCCGCGCCTACGTCTACCGCGAGTATTACAAGACGAAGGGCCTTGTGCAGGACCATGCGCGCATCATCAACCACTACAGCCAGGGTGAGCGCTACGAGGTCACTGTGGCCGACCATGACGCCGAAGACCGCGCAACGCTTTTGCGCTACGGCGTGTTTACCACGGCGGCAAAGAAGGACGTTAGGACCGGCATCGAAGCGGTGCAGGATCGGATGCGCGTGGCCGGTGACGGCAAGCCGCGACTGTTCGTCATGCGCGACGCGCTGGTTGAGCGCGATGACGAGCTGGTAGAGGCGCGGCGACCGTATCGCATCGAACAAGAGTTCGACGTGTACGTGTATCCGCCCGGCGCGGACGGCAAGCCGAACAAGGAAGAGCCGCTGAAAGACAACGACCACGCACTAGATGCGCTGCGCTACGGCTGCGCGTATCTCGCAAAGCCGAGCATCGGCGACTACATGAAAATAGGACGGCAATAAAGACATGGGCATCATCGACACACTACAGCGCATCATTCGCCCGCAAGCACCTGACGCGGCCAAGGCCGCATTCGCGCCGCTTAGCTACGGCCAGTCGTGGCTGAGGGGCATGGACTTCTACAACCGCTATTCGTTCAAGTTCCCGGACGAGCCGCAAGGCTGGACGCGGGCCGTGCGGTCGAACGTCTGGGCGTTCAACTGCGTCAACGCACGCGCCAATGCGTTTAGCGCCGTGCCGCTGAAGCTCTACAAGCGCAGCGGCAAGCCGGAAGTGGAGGATGAGTGCATTGAAGAGCACCCCATCCTGGAGCTACTTGAAACGGTGAACTCGGTCTACCTCGACCGCGCATCGTTTCGGCATGCGGCGCAATGGCAGCGGGTGGAGCAGGGCGGCGCAATCATCCGCAAGATTCGCGACGGCAGCGGCAAGCCGGTGGAGCTGTATGTGCTGCCCGCGCACCTGGTCACGCCTGAGCCTGACCCGCGCTTGCTCGTGAGTCACTACACTTACGCCGGGCAGTTCATCCCGCGTGAGGATGTGATTCGGTGGTACTACATCGACTCGTCCAACCCGCTGGCGGCTATGTCGCCGACATCGGTAGCCGTGCGGGCCATCAACCGATACAACGTTGCGGACATTGCGGCGCAGGCGATTGACGAGCGCGGCGGGCGCGGCGGCGGCATTATCTCGTCCGAGGTCAACATCCTTGACCCGGACATGCGCCGCTACATGGACGAGTGGAACGACCGCTGGGCTAACCCGGAAAACGCGGGTATGGACGGCTTCATGCCGCCCGGCATGGAATACGCCACCGGCACGCTCACGGCCCAGCAGATGCAGCGTGAGGAGCGCGCTATGCGGCTGGCGAAAGAGATCATGGCCGCCTACGGTGTGCCGCCGTCGCTGGCTGGCGACTACTCGGACGCCTCGGTGCTTGCCAACGCCGCCCAGCAGTCCACGAACTTTTGGCAGTCGGTCATGCTCTACGAGCTGCAATCATTCGCCGACACGCTGACGTATTACATGCTGTGGCAGGACTGGCCGGAATCGAAAGACGAGGGACTGTATCTGAAGCATGACACGGACGAGATTGCGGCGCTGCAAGATGACGAACTGAAAGAGGCCGAAGTAGAGCGGGCCGAAGCCGACCGCGCTACGGTGCTCATGGCTGGCGGCGTCATCAGCTTGAACGAAGCGCGCGAGATCGTGGACATGGAGCCGATTAAGGACGAACGCGCCGATGAAGTGCTCCCGCCTGAGATGGATGACATGGAAGACCCGGAGGCGGTTGACGACCCGGCCATGCAGGACGGCGAAGACATGCCTGACGAGGATGTGACTGACCCGGAGGATGACGCGCTAGACGCTGAGGTCGCGGACATTCTCGGTGAAGACCCGGCTGTTAAGTCAGACGTGCCCGGCCAGATGGGGCCGCGCGGTGGCGCTGCGTCCGGTGGCAAGTTTGACGAAGGTAAGGTCAAGCGCGACGGAGGTAAGTTCGCGGCCAAAGAGGGCAGCGGCGGCGACAAGCCCAAAAAGACGCGCAAGAAAGACCCAAAGAAAGAAGCCGAACGCAAGGCCAAACAGGCGGCTAAGCGGGTCGAAAAGGCGCAAGAGCGCATCGCCAAACTGGACGCAGACGAAGCGAAGCTGAAAGACGCACTGGCGAAGATGCAGGGCAAAGACGACCCGTCTAACCTACGTAAGCGCATCGGCAAGGCACTGGAACGTGTCGCCAAACGGCGCGAGAAAATGCAGGCCATCATCGACCGCAAGGGCGAGAAGGACAACACGCCCGCCGCGTCTGAGGCGGACAAGCTGGCGTCAGAGGTGGCGGGCAAAGCGTCCGTCACGCTGATGCCGGTCGTTGACTTCGTGGGCATGACGGCCACCGACACCGACGGGCTGGTGCTGGGCGCGGTGGACAGCATCAAGCGCCAGGGCAGCTACGAGGGCATCACGGCCACGCCGTCCGCGCCGGTCGTGGTCGTGGCGGGCAAGGCATACCGGGCGGCTGATGTGCGGGTGGTGATGGAGGCGTAATGGCAACATCTATCTTTCGGGCCGAGACTAAGAACCTGGACGAGCTGGCTAAGCGTTTCGGCAAGTCGCGCACGGCGTTCACGAAGGTGGCGCGTGAGCAATTGAACAGCTACGGCGTCAACATGGTCAAGAACATCCAAAGGGATGCGCCCAAGAAAGAGGGCAACTTCGCCAGCGGCTTTGCGCACAAGGTCGAAAAGCGCGACGGCGCGATGCAGCTTAGCGTTACGTGGACGCCGCGCCAGCGCCCGAAAGACCTGATCTGGTGGTTGCTACGCGGCACAGGCATCTACGGCGACCGCAATCGCGTCATCAGGCCCAAGGGCAAAAAGCCGTTCCCGATTCCGACCGAGGGCGGCACAATCTATCGCTGGTCGATTCGCGGTATGCGTGGGCGGGACTTCATCACACCGGTGCATGAGCAGATGTCCACGTTCCGCAGGTCGATGGCGCAAAAGGTCGGCGCTATGACCATGCAGATGCTGCTGAAGCGCATGGGGCGGTAGCGGGACGTGATACTGTAGACGTATGAAGATAGTCGTGACATACACCCTGCGCGCCGCGCCGTTCCTGCTCATGGCGCGCTTGCTGCGGCGGCTCGGGCTGCGTCGGCTGGCTGGGCCGTTTCAGGCGGCGGCGAACAAGCGGGCGCGGATGGAGGTGAAATGATTAACGACGCATACAGTCACCTGATGCGCAAGCTGGCGCTGATGAAGCGCAAGAAGATTTCATTCGTCGTGTGGACTGACAAGCGCGGCGTGCCTGAATTCGATTTCTTTAGGCCGGAGATACAAACCGGCAAGCTAAAGCTGTTCGACATGAAGACCGGCAAGTCATACGGTATCATCGACCGCAACTAACTCCGCGCTATAATTAGCGCCACAACTTAACGAGGTCTCTGTAACAGGCGGCTACCCAACTACGGGTAGCCGCCTTTCGCTTTTCCATGTCATCGCAGGCAACAACGCAGCCCGACACCATCTGGATTACCGATGCGGTTAAAGCCGACGGCCCTATGCGCGTCCGCATCCTGGGCGGCCCGCATGGCACCGACCGGCAGGGCCAGACGTTTGACCCGTCTACGGACTTCGGGCGAGCTAAGCACATCAGCCTCGTTTACTGGCATGGCTTCAACGACACCGGCCCGCGCGTGACCTACATCGGCGAGGCAACGAAGGCTGAGCGCGACGGTTCGGGGCAGTGGTATGTCGGCGAGCTGGACGATACGCCGCTGGGGCGGCAAATCTACAGCGACGCGATGGCCGGGAAGGCCCGCGCCAGTTCGGATGCGATGGCGCATCTGGTGCGGCCCAAGGGCATCCTGGGCAAGCCGGGGCACGTGTCCGCGTGGCCCATCGGCGCAATCTCCCTCATGGACGCAGCGACCGCAGGCACGGCAATCAATCCGGGCGCGGTCGTCAACGCAGTCAAAGCGTATCTGGACGGTCTCGAATCTGAGACGGGCGAGGCATCTGCAACAAAGGCCGGGGCGGCGATTGCCAAGCGCAATCGCGACCGGATTTTGCGAATGAAAGAGATGCTTGACGAGCTTCTGAACGAGTTTCCTTCCTCCAATGAAGACGCGGCTATGTCCGCATTCGGTGACTACAGCGCAGCCGCTAGTGGCACCAAATCAACACAGATCATGGAAGACAACATCAAGCCGACCGAGGCCGCGCAGCCCGCTGCGCCCGCGCCGGTCAACGTGACGATTGAGAACAAGCTGCCGGACATCGGCAGCATCGTGGCTGAGGCCGTCAAGGCCAACGCTCCCGCGCCTGCACCGGCCCCGGTCGGTTACAGCGTGGAACAGGTGCGCGAGGCCGCAGAGAAAGCCGCCGCCGCCGTCAAGGCTGAGTATGAGCAGAAGCTGCGCGATGCTCAGCGCCCCGACCTGTCGCCCAAGGCCCCGGCCTACAACAAGGGCGAGCAGGACACGAGCCGCAATGCGCCCTTCCTGTGGGCGGCCAAGGCGTCGCTGGCGACCAATGGCGACCCCATTGTGTTTAACCTGAATGGCGCTCGCGACGGCTTCGAGTATGACGGCACCGCCGCCGCTAAGGCCGCGTTCAAGGCGATGGCGACCACGGCTGGCGGCAACGTTGGCGACCACTTCATCCCGTTGCTTCAGAGCAGCATGGTTGTGGACGCGCTGTATCAGGAGGTGGTGACGCGCAAGATTCCGGGCGTGACCATCTACCCGATGCGCTCGCTCATCGAATACATCCCGACGCTGGGTTCGTTCAGCGCCGGTTGGTCGGCTGAAAACGCCACCGCGACCAGCGCTGGCGATGCGGCCACCAGCCGCAAGACGCTGACGGCGAAAAACCTGACGGCGCTCGCCACCGTGTCGAACCAGCTCTTGCAGGATTCGACGCCCGCTGTCGAGGCGTTCATCCGCAACGGTCTGGCCCGCGCCATCGGCGAGGCTCACGACACCGGCGCGCTCTACGGCACCAATGCGTCGAACCAGCCCCTCGGTGTGACTGACACCGCGTCGGTTGTGTCCACCGCTGCCAGCTCTGACGACTTCTACACGGCGGTCATCAAGGCGCTGGGCCGCATGGATGCGAACAAGACGCCGATGGGTGGCCGCTACGTTCTGGCCCGCCCGGAGACCATCGCCAAAGCTGCCGCGACCCGCGCCAGCACAGGCGGCGACTTCCTCGGTTCGCAGGCTCCGGTTGGCACCGTGCTGGCCGGTCAGAGCGGTCTCGCCGCGCTGGTGTCGGGACGCTTGGGCGTGCCGGTGTTCAGCACGACCGTGATTCCGACCGTGACTGGTGCGTCGGAGATCATCGTCGGCTACGCGCCGGACTTCATCATCGGCGACCGCCAGGAGCTCGAAATCAGCAGCTCGAAGGAAGCGGGTTCGGCGTTTGCCAACAACCAGACGCTCATCCGCGCCATCATGCGCGTGGACTTCGTGCTGGCGCGCTCGACCTCCATCGAACTCATCACCGGCTACCTGCACTAGAGCATTGAATGGGCGTTCGTTTTAACGGTGGGGCCTTCATGGTTGGTGTTCCGCGTCGGGATATGACCGACGCGGAGCTGGCCGCGCTAGGCCCTGCTGTTGAGATGGTCGTCCGCAGTTCACCGCTCTATGAGGCGATAGCCGATTCAGACGTTGTAGTGCCGCGCACGGACTGGCGCAGTGATGCGCCGATGTGCAAGCGCGTGCTGGTGGTGTGCCCGACATACCGCTTAGAGCGTGAGACGGTCGAAAGGCTGTTTGCGCTTGAGTGGGCGGGGCCGCTGGACTGGTATCTGACACGGGACAACCCATACCCGCAGACCATTCAGCACGGCTACGCAAACATCTGGCACAACCTGACCAAAGCGCGGGCACACTTCCTGCGCGGCAACTACGACGCGATGCTAATAGTGGAATCGGACATGGTGCCGCCGCGTGACGCGCTTGTGAGCCTGGCTCACATCGACGCTGACGTGGTGGGCGGGCTTTACATGATGCGTCACGGTTCGTTCCCGGTTGCCAATGCCTTTGTGCATGTGGTCAACCAGAACGACCCCGGCACATACATCAGGGCGCGAGAGCTTTACGACATGTGGGGCGATGCCATCAGGACAAACGGTGTGTGTTTCGGCGTGACGCTGATACACCGCCATGTGCTGGAGGCTATCGAATTCCGCATGCACGAGGCGGCTGCGCCGGATTGGGCGTTTATGACTGACTGCAACGCGCGCGGCTTTACGACCGTGTGCGACACGTCGGTGCAATGCGGCCACATCAAGCCCGACGGCACGACGCTATGGCCCGACCGTGAAAGCGGCTGGAGGCTTGAGTAATGGCATACGTAACACTGGCCGAATACAAAGCCTACATCAGCGCACTCACGCAGGGCGTGCCCGCACCTGAGACAACGGCGGAAGACACGTTTCTGTCCAACCTCATCACCAGCGCGCAGTTGTTCATAGAGGACTACACGCACCGGCGCTTTGAGGCGGTGACGGCAACGCGCTACTTTGACAACCGCGCCATCAGCTACAGCGACCCGCAGAAGCTGTTTGTGGATGACGACCTCTTGACCGTGACGACGCTAACCAACGGCGACGGCACGACGCTGGGCGGTTCGACCTACTACCTGGAGCCTTACAACTCGACACCGTATCACGCGATCCGGCTTAAGACGAACTACACATGGTCGTTTGAGACGGACGGGCGCGTGAGCGTGGCCGGGACGTGGGGCTACACGGCAACGGCAAGCCGCGATGTCAAGCGCGTGACGTGTCGGCTGGCGTGGCTGGAACAGCAGCGGCGCTTCGCTACGGGTGAGGTGACGGTGCTTGACGGCGGCTCGTTCAGCTATCAGGCGGACGTGCCTAAAGACCTTGCGCAGTGGCTTGACCGGCATGTGCGGAGGATTTCGGCATGAGCGCGAATATCCCTGACATCTGCGAGGCCGCGCGCGACGTTCTGGCGTCCGCAATCGGCGCGCGGGTCAAGTATGCGTCGATGCCGAACACGGCACCGGCTGCGCTGCCTGCGGCGGTCGTGCAATACATCGCCACAGAGCTGACGTATGCCAACCACAACCGGCGCACAGCGGAAGGTAAACAGTCCGCAACGGTTGAGAAGCGCACGCACTCAGGCGCGCTTTACGCCATTCTCAGCATCACGGCAGACATACCGGCTGAGGCGCGCGACATAGAGCGCGCGGTGCAGGCCGTGGTTGATGCGTTCGACGCTGACGCCACGCTGTATCGCGGGTCTGACACCGTGGCGCGCTTCCGGCTCATCAGGCCGCGTGCGTGGCGCGAGGACGTGCCAAACGGCGGCGTCTATGCGGGCGTGACGGCTGAATGGGAGGCCATCGAACTATGACACCCAAACAGGTAACGCAGCTGCAACCGAAGCCGCAAGGCGTGCGGGTGCGACTGTTTCAGAACCTGAAAATCGGCAACGTGTGGCACATGGCCGGTGAAGAACTCACACTTTTTCGCACGATGGCAGAGGCTGAAATGCTGATGCGGTCGGGCATTCTCGCAATCGTTGACCCGGCATGGGAAAAGGCCGTGGTCGTGGAAGACATCACAAACACGGAGAAATAACATGGCACTCAGCGGAGCGATCATCGCAAGCGACCTGACCATTGGCTTTTTGGAGCCTGGCAGCGTCACAAACTACTTCGACCTTAGCACCTACGTCAACGAAGACGCGCAGAGCGTCAGCGTCGGCGAAATCGACGTGACCGCTCACGGCACCGTGTGGCGTCAGTTTCGCCCCGGCCTGAAGGAAGGCGACTACAGCTTTACGGTCATCTTCAACACCACGCCCGCCGCCGCCCAGCGCCCGCAGCACCGCCTGCGCCAACTGCTGGACAACAACACCGAAACGACATGGCGCGTGCGCTATCTGGGCGCGGGCACTGGCCTTCCGGAAGAGACGTGGAGCGGCTTCCTCACCGCCTACGAGCCGGACTTTGCCAACGATGACCAGGCTGTTACGGCGTCAATCACCGTCAAGGTCAACGGCGCAATCACATCGGGCTTCCAGTCCTAACCCTATATGGCACTGGTTCTTTCACAACTGGCAGTCCGGCGCGTCACTGCGCCGGACTATCCGGATACCTGGTGGGACGTGCGGCTTGATTTGCCGTGGGCGTTTGCGGCTGAGCTGCAAACGGCGGTGAATGACAAAGGCGTCATGGCCGCCGCTGGCATTGTCGTGCGCGCGATGGTCAAGGCGTGGAACATCGAAGCCGAACCCGGTGTAGTCGCGTCGATTACTGACGAGGTGGTCGGGCAACTGCCTATGCAGCTGGTCACGTTCATGCTGACCGACAAAGACCACGGGCTAATGAATTTTTTAGTCCAACCGTCACAGACGCCGAAAGCGAACTGATTCGCCTGATGGCGCGTGGCGTGCCGGTGGCGGGAGACCTGAGCGATTTGGAGCTGGCGATTATCTGCGACCGGTTCCATGTCCTGCCGTCGCAGGTCATGGCGGAGTCCGCCTACTGGATGCGGCGCGTGCTGACGCTGCTGCACGAGCGTGACGAACAACAGGCGCGCAAGGGCAAGGGCAAAGACAAGCCAAAGCGGTGAGACATGGCAACCACAGAGCAAATTCGACTCACCCTCATTGATGACGTAAGCGCCCAGCTACAGAAGATTGGCGGGTTTACGGAAGACCTGTCGCGCGGGTTCTCGGAAGGTCTGGTTGATGGCGTCAGCTCAGCCGTCAAGGGCATGGGCACCTTCAACAGCAAGACCGAACAGGTCGGCAACAAGCTGGGCGGCTTGCGCTCGTCTATTGAAGGTGTCGGCAACAAGCTGTCGTCATTCGGCAACCACCTAAAGAGCGCCGTACTACAGCCCGTTGTGATGAAGGCGTTTGACCTCATCGCGGGCGGCTTTGAGAAAATCAAGGCCGCGCTCATCACGGGCAACGCCGAATTTGAGCGATACGAAGTGCAATTCGGCGTGCTACTTGGCTCTACTGGCCTTGCCAAAAAGCGGCTAGAAGAACTTGCCGAGTTCGGCGCTAAGACGCCGTTTGAGCTGCCCGAAGTCGTCCGCGCTGACAAGATTCTGCAATCGTTCGGCCTGCACGCTCAGGACGTGGGCCAGCGGTTCGGCATGACCGGCGAGCAAATCCGCACGGTGGCGGGTGACGTTGCGTCCGGCACGGGCGCGTCGTTCGAGGAAATCTCAACCTACCTAGGAAAGTTCAGCTCAGGCGCGACCGGTGAGGCCATTGCCCGCTTCCAAGAGCTGGGCATCATCACGCGCAAAGAAATGGCCGACATGGGCCTAAAGTTCAGCAAGTCAGGCGAGCTGCTGTCGCCGCTGGACGAGTCCATGACCGTGCTGCTGTCCGCCATGAAGAAGAAATTCGGCGGCATGATGGACGCGCAGTCAAGCACGTTTGAAGGCATGATGTCGAACTTGCAGGACTGGTTCGGCGCGGCTGGGCGTCTGATCGGTGGGCCTATCTTTGACGTGCTGAAAGAGCAGCTGGGCAACCTGCTGACCGTGCTGAACTCGTCCGAAGCGCAGGCGGCGCTGACCACGTTTGCGACCAACATCGCGGGCGCTATCCGCACGGTTCTGTCTTACGTTGCGCCGCTCGTTGACGGCTTCCGCGCGCTGCTGATGGGCGGCAATCAGGCCGGTGTCGGCATCTTCGCTATCTTTCAGACGCTTGCGAAGATATTTGGCTCGTCTACTAGCGAGGCCACCGCGTTTGGCTTGAAAGCACAGGCCGTGTTCTTCCAGGTGCGCGACGCCATCAACACCGCCATCGACTGGATCGTGACGAACTGGCCCAAGGCTGAGGCCGCCGCGCAGAGTGCGTTTACGGCCATCGGCAACGCGGTAAACACCTACGTGGTGCCGGTGCTGAATACGCTCATCTCCGCCGCGACGTGGGTGTATGAGGCCATTGCCAACAAGTGGCCCGCGATTCAGGCCGTGGCGGAGAAGGTCTTCGGCGCAATCGTTGCGGTGTTCAACGGCGTGGTGCTACCGGTGTTTGCGGCGCTGCTGGAGCGCGTCACAAAGATTGTCAATTTCTTCATCACAAACTGGCCGCTCATCGCGCCGCTGATTGAGAAGGTTGCAAGCGTCATCAGTGACCTAGTGAGCCGCGTCATTGAGAACTTCGGCAAGAGCATAGACACGGTGTTGCCAGTGGCACTCAAGGTCTTCGAGACAGTATTTGGCGCAATCTATACCGTAAGCGACACGATTCTGAGCGGTGTCATGGTCGTGATTACCGCCTTCCTGAAAGTCCTGAACGGCGACATCGAAGGCGGCATGAACGACATCAAGACGTTGTTCGTGAATGGCTGGGAGGCTGTGCGCAAGTTCTTTGAGGACATCACGCCCAAGCTCGTGGCTGCTGGCACAAACATCATCAACGGTCTTTACAACGGCATGGTTGACGCGGGCGAAAAAATCAAGGGATTTCTTACAGGCCTCATCAAAGAGGCGTTGGGCAAGTTCGCCGACTTCCTTGACATGCACTCACCGTCTCGGCTGATGTACTACTACGGCAACATGACCGTGTTTGGCTACGCGCAGGGCATTCAGGACAGCGCGCACATGGTGGACAAGGCCATGTCGCAGATGGGTCAGAACGGCGTTGCGGCGTTCAACAAGAGCGTGGCCGCGTCGGTCGCATCATCACGCAGTGTCGGCGCGGCTGTAGCTGCTGACATCGGCGGGCGTGGCATGGGCACGAACATGTTGCCGGACGGCGGCTACACCACGCCGACCACGACAGGCAGCGTCGCGGCTGACCTTGACCAGCACGAGCGCCAGCAGCAGGGCGGGGCGGTCGTCATCAACATGGACAGCGAGCAAGTCGGCAGCATCATCCTCGCGGGCGGGCGCGGCGCTGGGTCGGGCGTGCTCGTGCGCGAGGCGTCACGTTTGGGCCGGGGGTAACACATGGCACGCCAATACATCGAAGTATCCAACGACGGCGGCTCCACATACCGGCGCTATGACGTGATGCTGAGCACCGAGCCGGTCATCCCCGTCCCTGAGACGCCATCGGAAGCAGGCGCGACGCTGGACGGCTCTAGCGTCATCGCTTACGGCGTCAGCAAAAACGCATGGTCGTTTCTGCTGAAGGTCATCTACGCCGACACGCGCTCAAACTACGGCACGCTGGCGCAGTGCCTGGGGCTGTTCAGCGCCACAACAGCGGCGGCCAACAACATCCGGCTCAGGCTGCGCGATTACGACGTGGTGGCTACGACCTATCAAACCGTGTTGCGCAACAAGTCAAAGCCGGAGGTGCGCTGTTTGACGCCCGACCACTACGCGACCGACGCGGTGTATACGGTGCGCTTGGAGCTGAGGCAAATCTAGATGCGAACAGTTGACGCCGCAATCACATCCGCCGAAGTCGGCAACGCACTTGCCTACCGCCACGCCGCGACCGTGCAGAACGAGCTGCTGTCGTTTGGCGCCCCGACCGCGCTGACAAACGCCAGTCTAGACACGCTCGTCCCGCAGTCGTTCCGCCAGCGGTCTAGCGGCAATTCGGCGTATGCCTCGTATCGCTTTCTAACCGGCGTGCACTACATGCGGGCGGTGGATGCTACGGCATCGTCCGACTTTCAACTGTCCAGCACCAGCGCGACCACGCTGACCAGCTCAGTGGCAATGCGCGCCGGGTTTAGTATCGAGTCCGGCACACATTATCTCTACGACGCCTACAGCTCAGGCGGTGCTATCCGCGTCCGGCGTTCGTCGCTGTCCGGCACAAGCAACCCCGTCACGGTGTCATTCTCAGACTACGGCGCGTCAACGTTCGGTGGCGCGATTACGACCAGCGGCCCGATTTGGCGGCGCGTCGAAGCGGTATGCCCGACCGACACGCAGGGCGTGATTGTGTGCGTGGGCGAGCACGACACGACCAACAGCCGCAGCACACTCACGTTTTGGTGGATTGCGTCCAGCAGCGCGACGCCGCTACAGCTCAACACCATCCTGCAAATGCCCATGAATGAGACGCCCTCATTCTGGTATACGTTTGCGAAGCACTGCGCGCACGTGGCCGCGATTGCGCTGACCGACGGCATTCTCATCATCGCGCCCAGCGCCCCGGCTGGCACAAGTTACGGCACGTATGGCCGCTCGGTGGCGTGGACACTGCGCACAGGCGTTGAATCGGAGCCTGCGCCGTGCGTGCCTACGGACATAGAGCAAACGTCCGTCTTTTGGAACGGGTCAAGCCTGACCAGCATCAACGGCACGATTTACCAGTGCGGGCAAATGGTGCGCCTGAACTCGGATAGCACGCTGAGCCAGTATGACGGCTACCTGCAAACGGCTGATGGCAAGGCGTGGTCAGTCGGTGAGCGGTCGCACTTCATCAGCACGACCCAGCAGAAAGGGTCGATTCTGTATCCGGTCAACGGCAACACGCTCTACTACGTGGGCGGGCTGTATCACGCCGCCGCGTCAGTCACGCCGGTGCAGTATCCGTCCGTGACGGGCCAGTCGGTCACGATCACAAGCGACATCAAGGCGTTCAGCATCAACCAGGTCACAAACGCGGCTGACACGCTGGACATGACCGTGGACAATGCCGACGGCACGTATGACACCAACGCGCTAGTCAAGCGCGGCGCGGTCGTCTACCTGACCACCGGGCAGGACACCACGCTTTCAGCCTTCGGCGAGTATGGCATTGACGGCGTAACCAAAGGCGTGACGACCGCAGGCCGACAGCAGCTAAAAATAAAGGCCCGCGAGATTGCGGGCAAGCGTATCGCCGACTACAAGCTGCCGGTGGACCTGTTTCTAGACTCGCACGGCGCGCTGTCCACGACGCTGACCAAAGACGCCGGGCTGATTATCAAGACCAACGAGGGCGGCTACACGTTCTCAAGCGGCGACAGCCTGAAACACGACGGCCTAATGGAGCCGTTCATTGCCTACGCTGACGCCGCGCACGGTGACGTGTCGCTACAGAAGGCGTCTGTTTACATGGGTGTGAGCGGTGACAACTATCACGTCTCGAGCATCGGATTCCTCGTAGGCGCTGACGAGTCCGGGGGCGGGCATGTGGTGATGATGCCCAAGGCCAATAGCTGGACGACCTACGGCAAGACACAGCCCGAGGTGCGCCGCCTGAACCTGCCAGCAGTCAACACGACCGACCCGGACGCACTCGATTCCGGCTTCTCGCTCACGCCGCGCCGCAACGCCATGTGGACGAACGCCGGCAACGGCAGCCTGCGCACGGCATCCGTCGCTGGCGGCAGCTACCGCACCCGCACGTCCAACACGCTAGCGGCCAATACGACCTACGATGTGGCGGTGCGCGTGGCCGGGCGGCGGGTGGCGCTCTACTCCAAGGCTCAAAACTACGCATCGGCGTCAGCGGCTGCAAACGCCGGGTGGACGCTGCAACTGGAATGGCTGAGCGACTACGCCGACCCGGTAAAGAAGACCGTCCGGCAGTCGGGCGGGCTGGTGCTGGCGACTGACGTGATGAGCAGCACTGCACTATGGGAGCAGGCAGGCGGCGGCGACCTGACGCTACAACTGACCGACGCGGACAACACAACCAGCTTTTCGACCAGCGTTGCCACCGCGCAAAAAGACATGTCGCTGCCCAAGCGCATCACAAACGTGACCACGCTGTCGGGTCTGTCGGTCGGGCAGTTCGTCAAGCTCATCATGCCGTCCTACGTTGATGGCATCTTTGAGATTGCCGCGCTGAATCCCGGCAGCCCGAACACCATTGACATGGTGGAAGATATCGGCGGCATCACCGGCACGACTATCACAATCTACAAGACCACGGCGGCGGCGCGGTCAGGGTATGCCTCTAGCGGCTACTCGAAACGCACGGCTGACTCGTCCGGTACATACAACGCCACCACGCTTCCGGTTGACCCCGGCGCGACCAAGAAAAGCCGCATCATGCGCGGGCGCGGGTATTTCACCAACGACGGCGGCGACGCTGGCGCAATCCGGTATTTCACGTCTGACGGCGTGGTGCATGACCTGATTAACGTCTCCCCGACCACAACGGTAGGGTGGGACAACACCAACCCGATTGCACTGACCAAGGCAGGGCCGCCGCGCACGGGCGGCGGAAAATCGACCTACTCGAACGGCTCCGACCCGGCTGTGTGGCGGCTGATCGCTTCCAACAACTTCCTGTCGGCCTCGTCTCTGGCGTCCACCTACAACCTGCCGTCCGGCTCGTCACCGGCCTACCTGAAAGTAGACGACGAAATTGTGCGCTATGCGGTCGAATCGTTCACCGAATACGGCGGCGCGTCAAATTCCTGGACGATGATCCCGACTTACTACGCCTCGCTTGCGGCTGCATCGGCTGGCACGACCACGTTGCGCAACTGGCGCAGCTCAGGCGGCGCGCAGCCGGGCGACAACCTGGGGCCGTCCGGCAGCGGCGGCAACCTAGTAAACGCGGCGGGCCTGCATGTCGAGGTGTCCAGCCGCAACCAGCGCCCGGCAGATGACGCCGATGCAAAGCGCTACTACGTTTCAAGCGCAACGTATGTTGGCAGCCCCACCACTGCCAGCACGAGCTACATCACGCTCAATCAAGCCTACGAGAACGTGGTGAACGGCATTGACCCGACGGCGCTGACCGGCTTTGGTGACGTGGTGATTGTGTCCGGGCGCGCTCAGTTCGGCGACACACGCAAAGAAGGTGGCAAAACTGACCACGACGCAGACGCGCCGGTGGTCTACTACCCCTGCAACACATCGACGGGCGAGCAAGCCTACGTCAAAGTCACGCGCTACGAGTCATTCAGCGGGCGCTACCAGTCCAGCGAAGACGCCATACGCCGCATCTGCGCGCTTGCCGGGCAGCGTGACATGACGTTCCGCAACGCATTTAGCTCCAGCTACACAACTGGCACCTATTCGTTCACCATCGGCACGAGCGCAACCAGCCTGCCGGTGTATGAGAACCTGTCAAATTTCGTGCTGGATATGAACTGCCACGTGCCGATGTCGAGCACCAACGCCACGGGCGAGGCGGGCATTACGAGCATCAACGAGCTGCGTGTCGATTTTCGCGGCTACTACCGCCTCGTCATCGGCACCTACAACACAGCCGGGGACATCAACGCAGGCTATCAGGGCCGCGTGCGGGTGGGGCTGGAGACCACATCGACGGACATCACCGCCGACGGTTCGGGGCGGCGCTGGATCGAATGGGCACCGGTCTGGATGGGTGACTACAACATCAGCGGGAGCTACACCGGCACTACGCCGAACTTCACCAAGTCCGAAACGGCAGCGCGCAACGTGGATGTGCGGATTGCCGTTCAGGACAATCTGATTTACGTCGAAATCAACGGCCAGCATCTGTGGACGTTCAACACCGAAACGTATACAGACGGCTCCACCGACTACGACGTGCGCGATGCGGGCGCGGTTCAGGTGTCCTACACATCTGCCGTCGCCAGCAACACCTGCACGGCGCGGCTGCACGAGATTGACGATTCAGTCCCGGCTATCGCCCTGCGCTCTGGTAGTTCGGCTATGTCTGGCGTGGAAGACGTGATGCGCGACCGCCGCATTGTGTTCCGGCCTACCGCTACGGGCGGGCTGGAAGTCGGTCAGTTCTGGGTGCGTGACGATGCCGGGGCATTGCGGCACAACTTGCTGCGCCACGACTGGACGCAGGAAGACACCCGCAACAGCGGCCACGTGCAGGTGACGGGCAGCGACGCGCGCGGCGAGACCATTGACGAAGTGATGATGCGAGCGGAGGGCTACCGGTTCGACCAGTCGGACAACAAGCTGGCGCGCACGGCCGCGCAATGCAAGATGGAGGCCAGGTTGTGGCAGCGCGACATGGAAGAGGGCTACCAGCGCGAGCAGCTGAGCGGCTATGCGCGCATAGCGCCCCAGCCGGAAGACAAGGTAAGCCTGGAATATGCCCCGTCAACTGAAGGTATCCCGACCGTAGCGGCCACGGACAAGGTAATCGAGTCCATAACGCTTAGCGCGGATGAAGTCAAAATGACCGCACAGTACACTCTGCGCGGGTATGTAGGCACGTTGTAACAACATGGCAATCAGGCAACAACCGAAGACCTACGGGCAGGCGCTGAGCCAGTTTGCAGACGCCAATGCGGGCAAACTGGAAGACGTGACCGTGCTGCGCGTCGGCAGTGGCACGGCTGACATCCGCACCGCATCCGGCACCATCTTTCGCAGCGTGCCAAACGGCGCGCCGGGCGTGCAGGTCGGCGACACCGCCACGCTACAAACGGCGTTTGGCGGGCGTCAGACCATCGTGTCAGGCGGAACGGGCGCTAGTGGCACAGGTGGCGGCGGCGCGCTATTCAGCGGCGGAGCAGCGGTAACCTACAGCGGCGCACCGTCCACCGCGTCATACCTCACGCTTGGCAGTGACGCCACGCTGAGCAGCGAGCGCGTGTTTACGAAGGGCAACGGCCTCACCGCCACGGACGGCGGCGCGGGCAGCACATACACGCTCACGGTGGGGCAGGGCAACGGCATCACGGTTAACGCCAATGACGTGGCCGTGAATCAGGGCTACTCGTTCACCTGGACCGCCACGCACGACTTTACAAACGGCTTCTACATCGGTTCAGACGTGCTTCTGTCGCGCATTGCGGCCAACACGCTGGCGCTGGGAACCGGTGACTCGTTCCAGTCGCAGGACTACATCAGCGGCTACACCGGCTGGAAGATTTTCAACACTGGATCGTCTGAGTGGAACAACGTGATTGTGCGCGGCGAAATGCGCACATCTGTATTTCGGGTCAGCGAAATTACGGCATCTGCTGGCACATTTGGCGTGTGGGACAGCGCCGCCACGGTATACGAAACATTTGTGACGGCGGCGAGCATCGGCGGGTCGTTCACGTTCAAGGCGAAAAACTCCGATACCGGCGGCATGCTGATTGATGTCAACGACGTTTGCCAGGTAAAAAACTGGAACGGCACCAGCCTGATTAGCGCGTGGTTTACGGTCACGGCCCGCACAAACAACACGACCTATACAACCTACACAGCAACACTCAACAGCGGCTCTAACGGCGTGGCCGTAACTGCTGGTGCGGCGATTGCTGTATGGGGGGCGTCCGGCAGCGGCTTTATCACGCTGAGCGCAGACGGCACAATCGGTAGCTCCCCGAATATCTCAATCGGCACACATGCCGGTTCTCCGTGGTCGTCTCAAACACTCGTGGCGCGCATCGGAAATCTGGACGGCAGCTACGGCGTAACCGGCACGTATTACGGCATTGGGCTGGGCGACCATAGCGCGGGTAACTATCTCAAGTACGACGACAACCCAGGGGCAGGCGGTGGCTTTGCTATGGTGTCCGGCACTGACTCCATGTATTTGGACGGCGACGGCATGCGTCTAAAAATGCCTGTTAGCACAAGTATCACATACGCAGATCAATCCGCCATAGGCTGGGCGACATCACCAGCGACGCCGGGAAGCCTGCTTTCATACATTAGCGCGGCGCGATCTACCGGCGGCGTATTCCCATCAAACACACTCAGGGTCTTCTCTCAAGACACAGGCGCGTCGCGGCAGGCGCTGGTAGAGATATCGGCATATAACAACACAACCGGCGGCGGGCCTGCAATATTTGTAGCCGCGAAAGGTGATGGCTCTGACGAAATCACCGCCACCGCCGACACCATCACGCTAACCGGCTCCACCGTCGCCGACAAAATCAACGTCGGCACCGCGACCGGCGCTGGCACTGGAGTCGTCAAGGGCAAAAACTCGGCAAACGCAGCGCTGTTGTGGGTTATCGACAGCGGCACGT